TTATAAACAATAATGCAAAAGGTCGTTGCTTAAAATGAGCAATTTTGTCGAAATAGCGCTATGGGCTATTTTGGCCCCGCTGGCGATCAAGGGCTGGCTCATGATGATCCGGGGAGAGAATGTCTTTAGCCGGAGGCGGCGATATTGACAGACATCGGGGAGACTCTGGCAGCATATCTCGATACTCAAGGATATGGCGAGTGGAAGAATGCCTCTCCTGCGCTTAATACCATCTTCCGGGATGAGCTGCCGGACATGCCAGCCAACTGCATAGGGATCTGGATCAACAACGGCCAGAGCCCTGACCACTATACCGGCGGCGCAATAGAGCACCCCATAGCAGATCTGATCATCCGGAACACCAGCAAAGCCACCGCCCGGAGCACTGCCGAGGCTATCAGGCAGCATTTTCTTTTGTCTGCACATCTCGGAGGGGACTCACTTTTTGAGGCGACAGCAGGCTCCTATCCAGTTTATCTCGGAAAAGATGACAGCAACCGCTATAAGTTTTCTGTCAGCATCGAGCTAACTCTCGATAGATTATAGTCATCGCCCTATTGGCGGGCCTTGATATCGATATTAAGGAGAGTGTTTTATGGCAAAACTTAAGGGTATTAATTGCAAACTTTATGATGGGTCCGATGTGATACCCACGAAGGATTGGACTCTGGATGAAGGTATGGACCTGCAGGATACCACCGATCAGGGGGATGCATCTACAGAGTGGACTGCTATGCTCGGGAATGGGACGGTGAGCTTCACCGGCTATTGGGACCCGGCGGTATCTGCTCATACGGCTCTGGTGACCAAGATCCGGGCGGGCACCGCTGTATCGTTTACCGGGATATTCTCCGGCACGAAGGGCTCTGGCTCCGCTATCGGTGTGACTGGTTCGTTCATCTTGGAAAAGTTCACCCGGAAGACCGCGGTCAAGGGAATCGTAGAATTCGATGCCCGCGGTAAGGTATCCGGCGCTCTCACTGATGCCACAAACCTATAGGGGGATAGCATGGCAAAAATAAGGGGGAACGTGTCTGCGATCTATATGCAGACATCTGCTGCCTCTCAATCTGCCACCGGCACGGCCATGAGCCGTGTCGGAACCACCCTCTGGTATATCGTATCCAGCGCCAGCAAAGCCTATTGGGACCGCTCCCAGGCGGTCACAGTCTATGATGGCGTGTCGGAAGAGACGCCCCTAGAGATCGACTATGCCAACGGCGCGGTTAGGCTTGCCACCGCTGCATCCGGATCTGTCACAGCAGACCACTATTACTTTGCCGTGGAGCAGGTCGGAGGGTTCCGGTCTCACTCAATAGACGAATCTATGGAGCTGGCAGACTCCGGCACCTATGAGAATCCCTCAGAATTGACGGCTATGAGGCACGGGGCAACTGGCCAGGCCGAGGGATTCTTTTCCACAGTGGACTCCAGCCTAACCACCGCCAAAGGCAGCAACAAGGATCTAACATTCACCTCGCGCGTCCTCGGTGTGGCCGGGGATGGGATTTCTATCGAGTGCGTGGTCTCTGGTGTGGGCACGCCGCTCTCGATATCTGCGGCGGCGCCGGCCATCACTATCAACTCGGCCACTGATGGCAGCGGGAACGCTACCAGCACGGCCCGAGACATCCGGGATGCTCTGGAGGCTGATGAGGACGCCATGGCCTTAATTAAAGTCAAGTTGGCCACTGGTAGTGATGGCTCGGGCNNGATCGTTTTGGTGAGGATCTGATTGGTGTCTTCTATTGGGACTCTGGCGCGTCTCTGGTGCAGACCTCCGGGATTATCCAACTGGAGAAAGTGAACATCAAAACAAGCGTGAAGGAGCTGGTCGGGAAGACTATCAACTTCAAGTTCGTTGGCGGTTGCTACGACCATGCCGGATGATCCGCTTTTTGGGTCGTAAAGTCATAGGTTAGTGCATCGAAAAGATATAGATAAAAATGAGGGCATGAGGGAAGTGATGGCCGGATGCATCCGGCCTGATCCCCTCCCTCATACTTACGGGAGAAATTTATATGGAATTTAATTGGACATTTAAGGCAATCAAGGATTTTGAGAAGTACGGAAAAAGAATACTCAAGCAGCAGGATATCAAGGTAAATGGCCAGCCAACTACAGGGATGGCACTGTCTGCGGGGGCGATCCTGGCCAATTTCATCAAGCTTTCGGAAATCACCGAGGGTGCTATTGCGGCCATGGTCGGAGACTTAGACAAGAAGTCTATGGAGGCACTTGAAGCCGCCGATAAGGCTATCCAGGAGATGCTAGACTCCGGGGACAGCCTGGAAGACATCCAGAACAGACTCTACAAATCCTATATGGAGACCTCGGACCCTTCTTCTATACCGATCTGGGAAGCCGCCCTCGAGAAAGATCGGCAGAAGAGGGCGGAGATTCTCCAGAAGAGTTCTGGCGAACAGTCTACCACATAGCCTACATAGAGCTGGGCCTGCTGCCGGATCAGTTCTGGCGGCTCACCCCCGGCGAACTCGCGCTACTCCAGGAGCACCGGCTCCAGGAGATCGAGAGAGCGCAGGAGTTAGCCGCCTTCACCGGCTACTGTGCCGCCGCTGCTGTCGCTATGAGCTTCACCGATGGCCTGCCGCCGTTTGACGAATTTTATCATCCTTCCCAGCCACTCAGCGGCGCTGAATTGGAAAATGAATGCATCGCCAAGGGTTTGAAACTGCCCGATCTAGTATAATCAATTTTTAGAGGTTCTACACAATGCCAGGAGAGGAAGTTGGATCGGCCTATGCCACAATAGGCATCAAGATCGACGAGGCAGGGCTAAATGCGGCCCAGGGCAAGATTAGCGGAGCGGTCCGGGGCATAGAGTCGGGAATGGGTGGCCTCAAATCCAGCCTCGGCTCGGAGCTGTCTGCCAGCCTCTCAGGCGTGGCCTCCTCTATGGGTCCCATCGGCGGCGCTCTGTCTGCCATCGGGCCGGCTGGTATAGCAGCAGGGGCGGGCATTGCTGTTATTGGTGGAGCACTATCCAGCTCTGTCCAAGCCGCAGCCAGCTTTGAGACCTCAATGTCTGGCGTAGCCAAGACCACCGGCCTGGCCGGGCCAGAGCTGTCCGCTCTGGGGTCGTCTATCCTGGAGATGTCCAGCACCATGCCCGTGGCTGCCTCCGAGCTGGCCAATATAGCCCAGGTGGCAGGGTCTCTCGGGGTAGCCAAAGAGGAGTTGGCCGGGTTCTCGGAGGTTGCCGCTCAGATGTCGGTCGCATTTGAGATGCCGGCAGAGCAGGCAGCCACGGCTGCGGCGAAGATCCTCACCGCCTTCGGAATGGACATTGACACCAGCAATATGGAGAGCCTGGGCAATGTCGTCAATACGATGGGTGATAGCTTCGCGGCCACAGAGCCGGAGGTTCTAGATTTCATCAACCGGGCCAGCTTCCTCAATACCACCATGGGGCAGTCCATTCCTCAGGTGGCCGCCCTGGGAACTGCCCTTATTTCCGCTGGCATGAGTTCGGAAACAGCATCAACGGGCATCAAGAGTTTCCTCAACATGGCCACATCGGTAACGGCCAATAAAGACAACCTCACTTCATGGGCCACTATGTTGGGGGTATCGGTCGATGAGCTAAAATCCAAATTAGCCGGAGACCTCAATGGAACCCTGGCAGAGACCGCCCAGAAGATCGCGGCCATACAAGACCCAACAGAGCGATTCCAGGCTGCCGTAAAGCTGGCTGGAACAGAGGGCGCTCCTGCTATCTTGAAGCTGGCCGCTGCTGGTGATACTCTACAATCTGCTCTCCAGAAGGCAAATTCTGAATGGGAAAATGGCTCTTCCATGATGAAGACCTTTGAGCAGAATTCCAGCACCCTAAATGCGGAATGGGACACCTTCACCAACACCATCACGCGGGCCGGGGTGGAGCTGGGCAGTGTCCTTCTCCCAACTATCACTGGCATAGTTTCCGCCATGAATGATTGGGCGATAGCGGGAATAGAGGCAGGCGAGGCTACTTACGACTGGGCGGTAGGTATCGGAGAGAGCATTTCCGATGTTTTTTCCAGCTCGGACAAGTGGCTGAATGACACTTTCGGATTCTACAAGGCAGGCGAGGCAGCGGGCGAGGAGATGGGAGAGGCCATCGAGGACTCCCCCGAATTGCAAGATGCTCCCGGCGAGGCTCTGAGCAGCCCGGAGGCATTGGCAGCAGCGGGCGAGGCAGGCAAGGACCTGGCCAAATCGGTGTCAGAGGAGTTCATTCCTGGTTTAGAAGCCGGCATGAAAGACTTAGACATCCTGGCTATGATCAACAGCCAGGAGACCGCTTATAATGCGACCTTTGACCGCATTTTTGAGTATGCCGGCAAGTCCCTGAGGATGCACCTCTCGGAAGGCGGCAGCGGGAATTATTGGAGCCTGTACTCCGGTGATACCCTTCTCGGAAAATCTTTTGGCGGCGATGCGGCATCCGCCTTCCAGGCTATTACCGGCCTACCCGCTCCTGCTGAGGGAGCAGCTGCATATTACCGGCTTATGGGTGATGCCGCAGAAGCCGAAATGATAGAGTTACAACAGAGGCTCCAGGCTACGCCCATAGACTTATACACTGGCGAGGAGCAGGCGGCCTTTAAGTCCCAGAATGAAGAGATATGGGCCAACTTCGGGGAGAGCACAGCACAGATCATCTCTGATAACTTCGATTACATAGGCAAATCTGGATCGGACGATGCAAAGGCAGCGATGGATATTATCCTGGATGCATTCGCCCACCCAGACGCCAGCAAGGTTAATGCGGTCTCGGCTGCGCTGAAGGGCTTAACCGACTCGATGCTTGACCCCAGCCAGGCGGACAGGCTGGCAGATAAATTCAAAGCGGCTATCATGCCCCAAATCGCAGACATGAACATGTTCTGCGAATTACAGGGCGAGGAGATGGGCGAGACGCTCACTGGTGCGTTTTCAGATGCCGTCTTGACAGCAGATGAGCGGGATATAATCACCGCCCTGGAACCTATGATTAAGCTGCTTGAGACTGAAGCCCCGGAGGCATTCAAAAAGGCAGGGCTCGATAGCATCAAGGCATTTATTGAGGCGGTTAAGTCCGGAGCATCGTCTGAGGATCTCTATAACCTCCTTAAGACGATGTTTCCGGAGGCTGCGGCAGCATCGACATCGGCTCTGCAAACCACAACCCAGGCCACCCGAGCGGCCACCGTGGGCTACAACCAACTCCAGAAAGCGGTTGAAGACTGTGAATCTTGCCTGATGTCCGACTTTGGAGCATGGCAGGAGGCCCAGGAGAACCTCTTTAATCCATCCTACATCGGGGAAAGCGGGCAGAAGTACCTGGACTGGAAGAATACCGTCACATCTGCCGCCAATGAGGCTGCCATGGCCATGAAGGGGTTTGGC